GATTGATTTAAGATTTTCCTTGCCTCCAAACTGCACAGACCATACTGTTGCTATCAATCTGTTATCATTATCACGCAGGTGCGTGTGCGTTGCCAATTTCATTGACACAAGCTCGGTTAGGTTTCTAATTGATTCTATCTGTTTCATAATGGTTTGATTTGTTTGTGAACATGATTCCAAAACTCGTTGTAGTTCAATCTCTCTGGTGGCACGATGGTGTGACTAATTCGTAACACTGGCTTGTACTTAACAGGAACAACCTGTTGCATATCTTGAAACTTTTCAAGTATGGTAAAGAAGTTAATGGCTCTCAAAATGTAACGAATAAAGATTCAACACCATTTGTCTTGATTGGAATTTTTGGGACTTCAATTCCATCTTCGTCAAAGATAGTCGCAGAGTAAGACTTGTATGAAAAGTTCAACAGCTCTTTCCTTGCCTTCAACTTCGCTTCCAGTTCAGCGTAGATAATGTCAGATGAATAATCAAGTTTGTCACCTGTGTTCCTGATCTCTACCTTTGCTCCAAGTGTTATTTGCTTGTTGAATTTATAACCGCTATCCGTTGCACTGTCTTTCAACTTGTCAACAAGTGTGGAATAATACTCAATGATTTTTTTGCAGGTAACATACATCGCCAATGGTGACTGGATGCCCTCGTTCAGCAAGGCATTAGCACTATCAACTGCCAACTGCTGAATTTCTTTTTTGTCAAGCGTATTTATCGCTGATGGAATTATTAAGTTGCTCATATTCCTGCCTCCTTGTTTAGTTGTGTTTTCTGCTCTGCTGTCAACATATATGTCTTAAAGATGTTCTCCAATAACAATGGATCAGATGCTCTGCTCAATGCCTCCTTAAATTGCTTTTCAGATATGTTTGGCTTTGATGCTGATGTGGTTTTCAACCCACTATTATCACCGTAACTTCCATCTGTATCTTCATCGGCATTCACACCTATCATGCTCCCTAACTGATAACGCTTTGCGTAAGTAGTTGCCACACCCATTGACTGTGCCAGTGATAGACCTTTGGATTCTTGTGGTGTGATTAGCAATGCACCTGACGAAAGCCATTCACCAGATGAATGTAGTAAGAATGTTTCGACACCCTCGTTGTTGATTGTTTGAATGATTGCGATGTCATTACTTGCCATGATTGGCTTTGCTGATTCCAAGATGGAATCAAGTGAGATGTACTTGTTTTTTAAGAATGGATTCTGTGCATCCTTCTTGATGCCCTTGATTTGTGATAGTGCCTTCGTTAGCGATGGCATCAGTTTGGTAATTGTTGTTGAAGTTTTCATAGTTGTGGTTTGGTTTAGTTGTTATTATTATTGAGTAGTAATAGATTTCGTGTTCTGTTTGTGGCAAATCAAAATACAAGTCTTTGCTCATACAATGCCATTTAAGATAAGTGCAACCTGTCCATAGATTTTCTTGAACTCATCTTTTGTAATTTCAATGGAATCTTCTTTGGTTGATCTTAATAAAATGTTTTCAATCATGTTAGAATAGTTGTTAATTGATTCATGTTTTTCAAGACCAAAGCTCACACAGATAGCACTCTGCTCTGTGCAAATAACGTATGCGTGACAGTTGTTCTTGAAGTAGTAGGGAAGTTCGATGTCAACCTCGACCTCTGTTGTTTGTTTGATAGTTGTTTTCATTTGGTTTGGTTTAGTTTAAGTTAAATGTTTTCAATAAATTCTTGGTTGTCTTTGCAGTCAGGACATACATGCTTATCCTTGCCGACTTCTTCAAACCATTGGTCAGCAGGTGCGATGTCACCACACCAGTCACACTCGGTGGTGTCAATGTCTTCGTGCCACTCGTTCTCGTAGTGGCCAGAAGATTGGAAGTAAGATGTCATGCTCATAGTCCTAATGATATTAGAACAAGAAAGAAGATAGCGAGTGCGATTGCCTCTGATGATGTGATTTGGTTTTTCATAGTAGTTATTGTTTTGGTTAGTGTTATCTTGCTTGTGTATATCCTATTTTTTTTAACTGCTCGTAAGTTTTGTAGTTTACAATTGAATAGTTATTGTCTTTTACTACAATTACTCCGTTTGAAGTTTTGTCTGCTTTTACTTTTGCATCTTCTATTGATGTGCAGGTTACTGTTTGATTTGTTTTTAGCGTTTTCATAGTAGTTATTTTAGTTTTGGTTAGTAATTATACCCAAAGGTAAACCAATAATTGATATGTGCAACATATTACACCTAATTATATTGAAAATAGTATAAAATATATGTAATTGCCTGATTATCAATGTGGAAATCTGCTAATTAAAAATAGATAAAATAAATTAGTTTATATGGTATTATATGTTATATCTTTGCAAAATGAATATAACCACGAACAACTTAACAAGCGTGTCTGATTACGCAAAAGCTCACAGCAAGTCACTTGCTTGGGCATACAAACAGATTTCCAGCAAGAAGGTAAAGACTGAAAAAATTGGCTCGATGACATTTATAATAAAAGAAATTAAAAAGAAATGAAAATACTTTCTGAATATAAAAATATTTGTTGTGTTTATTGTATAAAAAACAAAGTAACAAATATGAATTATTTTGGCTCTACACAAAATCTACAAAAAAGATTACATGTTCATAGATCGGCTTTGCGTAGATTGAAACACGAATCAAAATTAATGAATTTTCATTATACTTCTTATGGAGAAGATTCATTTGAAATCTCAATCATAAAAAAATATACTTCAAAATTTCCAAATGTTGTTTTTGAAGATAAATTAATTCGTAGCCATAAAAATGTTTATAATACAAAACATTTAAGATATGAGATAAGTAAGCAAGGATTTAGAGATTTAATTTCAGCACAGCTTGAAAAAGCAAACAGAAGTGTGTGAAGGATGTGCATCGCTGACATAGTCTGTGAGCAGGACTGCTCTGAAAGTTAGTTCACGATTTCATGAACTCGCACAACTTTTCAAAGATTGCATCTGGCTTGCCAACAGCAAACACGACATTGCCTGATTCAAGGATCAGTTCAGTATAATACTTCTTGTTCTTTGCGTTCTTCGGAAGTAAGCAACAAGGTAGCATCCCTACTATTGGATCGTTGACAATGTTCAGGTAAGCAATGTCAACTTCATACCCATCTACCATACCCATGTTGCTCATGCGTATCCGCTTCAACACATCGTCTTCGTCATCTTCATTGTCAACATTTTCATACTGTTGTAGCGAAGATGTAATTGCGTAGATTGTCTGTATCTTAAACCAGTTGTCTGTCATAACGATAGTAACATATCAATCAGATTCTGTTGTGGACTACAATCAACCTTTCCCTTCAATACGTTGGTGTGTGTCCACATTCCATGCTTGTTGGTACACATCGCCACATCCATCACATCAAAGGCATCTGCACCCTTTTTTTTGATTAACTCAACCAACCCCTTGCGTGGATCAATGGCATCTCTGTTTGCTATGAATAGAATCAATGCTTTCAAACTAACTAACTGCTTATCTGAATACTTGTGCCAATGCTGAAATCCTCTGAATGCTTTTGTGAGCTTTACTGTCTGGTCCTCCGGTACTGGTAGGTTGACATAGTTCTTACCCTTGACCACCTGACCAAAACTACAAATCTCAATGCCTACTGAATTGCGGTGCATAAGACTGTTGCCTGTTCCAAGATGCCAACCATAGTTACCTGATGGAAATGCCTGTGCAATTACCCCATCATAAATGTGTTCTTTCTTCTTTATGTTCTGACCACCTAACACGAATTCAGTTGCTATCTGCCCCCTCGTATCTCTATTCCATCCATCTATTGTACCCATTGGATTGTCCCATCCTGCTGTGTGGTGCAGGAATATCCATTCTTTCTTTCCACTACCGACAAGGTACTGTGCCTTGTCCATGAAGTGTTCTTTGATTTGAATTTTATTTGCTTCCATCTTTGTGTTGTATTATCCACATTTACTTTAAATCTGTGGATAGAAATCCACACAACAATCTTACTTATAAATCTTACCTTTGATTATCTTTAAATTTTCAAGCTCATACTCACCTGTCTTCAAGTTCATTTCGCAAAACGCAAAACCAAGATTCCATTTGTTAATTGGCATCCATTGTGGATTCATACCACACAAGCAACCAACTGACTTGGTGTTTATGATTTCCCCACCAAAGGTGCTTTCTGTCGCTTCTGATGTGCGATGGAAGTGACCGACAATAACATTGTCCAATGTCTTTAAGAACACACCACGTGCAGGATTAACCCCACCACCACCTGCAAGTTCATGACCATGCAACACATTTAACTTACCAATCTTAATCGGTTTCTTGTCCTTCACCATGTCGATGCCAAGTTCACCCAATTTAAGCAACACATCAAGTTGGAATTCTGTGCAGTCAAATATTTCTGGTGCTTTCACATACAACCATTTCTCCCACCTCTCATCGTGGTTGCCTTGCTTATAAACTATCTTTGCCTTTGGGAAGTGTTCTCTCAATGTAGTGAGAAACAATCGCACCGCATCAAATTCCTCCTTCACGCTTCTGGCTCGGAAATCTTTCTCATGCCTACTGATAGTTGCAAAGTCAATCAGATCACCATTGATAAGAATGCAGGTCACTTCCTTCTGTAACCCATAATTCAAAGCAAGTTCTATTGCCTCGTTGTGTTGGTATGGGAAGTGCAAGTCACTTATGATAAGTGTGCGTGACTGGTCAATCACATAAGGTGTGTAATCTTCTGCGTGAGATTCTGGCAAGTTGAATGGATTCTTACTCCCTGCTTCTTTGAACATAGACTTGTCTTTTATAAGCTCACGATTTCTCTTGCCTCTCTGACCTCTATTGTATCGGATCACGCTTCTGCAATGTTCGACATCTGTAAACAGAACAGAATTCTCTTTATAGATTTTCTTCGCCAATGTAAGAGTAGGCACATCAGGAAACTTTTTCAGGTAAGATTCGACAACCTTACCTGAAACCTTTTTCTCATTACGCATTGAAACCAATGAACTCTAATACCTGCTCAATGGTTATTGCCTTTGTAAAGAATGCGTAAATGATAACAGCTATTCCAATGATTTGCACTGCAATAGAAAGCCAGTTGTGTGTCAATGGCTTTGCTGAATCTTTTGCGTTGTTGTCAACAGTTTCTTTTATAGATTCGCCGATTTCAACAACTGCATTTCCGAATGGAAGTGATTTGATTGCACCTCGCAAAATTGGTTTAAGAAATACAAATACTTTTTTTAGATTGTTTTTTTTCGTTGCCATTTTATTTTGTTTTAGTTTAGTTATCCTAATGTATAAAAGATTTCGCAATAAGGAACTATTGCCATTGCACTTGTATCTGCATCAGATACCGCACTTGTTATTGCCACGCACATTGCTGTGTCGAAGTATTCAAGTCCAATTTCTTCTGCACTGATGAATGTCGCTGCGTTCTGTTCGCAAAGTATTGTCTTCACGATTGCTGTTGTACCTACTGTTGCAGATGTCGCATTGTAAAATTTCAAGAATGCGTGTGAAGTAGCACCAACATTTGAATTGATGACATTGATGCCCTTTAAAACTACTGGGACACTTGCTACTTGTACTGCTGAATTTGTCAATGCTGTGTTGCGATAAACAGCAGGAATCTTACCTGCTCCTTTGATTGTTGTGATTGCCATTTGTTTTAGTTTTTAGTTTTAGTTTATTTTATTTTAATCCGATTATATGCAATAGTTTATCCCAAAATACAATGAAGATAGGTGTGCCAACTGCTATGCCTCCAAGAACTTTATTCCTAAACTTCTTGTCGTTCTCAATGTAGTCTGAATGGTTTTTAACTTTATGCACCAACCCATCCTGCTCTGCTTCTTCATCACCAAGTAGCACACGTTCAATGCGTTCTACTCGCTTGTCAATGCGATGTATGGCTGCTATAATTTTATCGTCATCACTCACGTTCATTACATTTTATTTATTCTGTTTTTTAACTCTAATATCTGTGCATCAGTTAACGAAGATATGTCAATATTTGACAAGTCAACCTTTGGCAAGTCAACCGCTTCAACCTTTGCAACTGGCAATGATGCCTCTATCTCTGCAACATCGTCTTCGTTCTCTGCAAAGAAGTAATTGATTCCATCACAATGCACTCTGATAAATTCAGATGGCAAAGGTGTGGTGTTGTAGTTTTCGTATTTTATAATTTTCATTATGCTATTTTTGTTAATGTTATTTTTGATTGAAAACCACTTGAAAATAAACCATAGATAGTTGATGTTTGTGTACCAAAACTACTTGCAAATTGCATACTTACAGTACCAGCAGTTGCTGCTGTTGTTATCAAACCACTAAATGTTAAATATGATGAAGTTACCACCCTATTATGTGCAGTAGCAGTTAACGTTCCGTTAGAACTTGCGACTTGCAGATATGTTGTTAATGATGTTCCTATCCCCGCATAACTAATTGCAGATGCTCCTCCTGCGGGTACAGTATTTCCAAATTTTACACCACCCGAAGCATTACATCCAATTAAATATGCACCACTAATATTATAGGTTGAATTTGCTTCCAATACAAATGTAGTCAGTCCAGTAATTGTTGATGCAGCACCCGATGTTGTGGTTACATTGGCAGTAACATAATACTCTTTTGTATATTCCCAAAAAGTTCCATTGTAGGTGCAAGTAGTTCCAATGGTTGTATCATACACCACATCACCGATTACTGGTGTCAATGCTTGTCGCTGTGCAGTTGTTAATCTATTTATTGTCAAACCACTTACCGCAGTAGATGTAAATGTCAATGCAGTTGCAGATGCACTCCCAAGTATCGGTGTTACTAATGTAGGTGAAGTTGAAAGTACAGTATTTCCACTTCCTGTTGATGTTGTTACTCCTGTGCCTCCATTTGCTACTGGCAACGCTGTGCCACTCAAAGTCACCGCTAATGTACCACTTGATGTGATTGGACTCCCTGAAACTGATAGGAATGTAGGGACTGATGCTGCTACACTTGTGACTGTTCCACTACCGCCACCCAATGCCACACCACCTGCTGTTACTCCATCACCCTTATACACACCGCCATTGGTGGTATCGTAAATCAATTCACCCACATCAGGTGTTATGCCTGTGCGTTGTGCTGTCGTTGCTCTTGGAATCTTTATCTGTCCCATAATTATACTCTTTGTCCTATATCTAAAATTTCACTACCTGTCATCCTATCGCCCAAGTCAACAATCTCACCACTACCTGCACCACCCCCACCACCACCACTCCCACCAAATGTGCCAAGCTGTGCGTAGGGTAAAGATGTCCATGCTGTAACCCCATCACCAATCTTTGTCTTGTACAGTCGGATAGTTCCACTTGTGAAGTAAGTATTGTTTTCAACACCTACCTCTGCCACCAACAACACAGGATTGAGTGCAGTCCATGTGGCTGCTGTTTCGTTCCTAATCGCATAAGGTGACTTCGTGATGTAACTCATTTAATATTTTGTTGGCTCGGTTATAAATGGAATTGCACACCTGTCATCTGCCTTGCGTAACTGAATGGCTGCCTTGAAACTCACACCGAAATATCTCTCTGGTGTGATCTCGTTAAAGAACGTAATATCAATGTCATCATCTTCACTCACATTGATGAATGTCCAGTTGTAGTCAGGATGTCGCAGTTGTGCAATCACATCTTCTGCTATCTGTGCTGTGTCTGAATACACTTCTGTGAACGCATCACTACCCCTACGCACTGAATCCACAATCCAAAAGGTGAATGAATACTTGGATGTGCTTCTTGTCCTTCTGATGGAATCTACCTGCACCCACAACTCAATAGGATTACTCACACCTGATGTGTAAAGGTCAGGCAACTCACCAAATTGAAAACCATGTATCTGCCTATGGTTTGTCGCAATGCTTTGCAGACTGCTTACTATCTGGTTTAATGTTGTTGTCGGTGTGGTTGCCATCTTTTATCTTTTCAAAATACAATTCTAACTTCTTCCCGTTATGGGACAATCTTCGTCGGCGGGAATCTTTCTTTTTCATCTGGTGATAATTTAGAATAACGTGTGCCTGTGTACCAACCTGTCTCGTAACTTGATGCCTTTGGATAGATTGTGTCTATTCCCGGTGTTGGTGGATTGTAGTAAGTAGGATATAGCTGTTGATTCTGTGCTAAATAATTAGTCAATCGCTGTGCAAACTCTTGTGCCTGATCAGAGAATTGTTGACGCATCCGATCAAGTATTGACAAGTCAACAGATGCTGAATTATCAGAACTCATTGTCTGCACTCCCTTGTCTCGTATCTTGTAGTTAAACACATGCAGTCCATTTGCCAACACCTCAAATCGATGTGCAGGTCTTAACTTTGTCAACACCGTTGCATTTAGCACACTTACTGTATTCGCTTCTATCTCTGTTTTTATCGTGGCATACAAACCACTTCCAAGCAATGGAAGGATTCGATACTCCTGCACATCAAAAATCAATGCAGCAAGTTGTTGCTGATCGTAGTTGTTGTCAATGTATGCCAACAATCTTTCATCCGTTGGCTTTAAAAATAACCCATCTATAATTGCCATACTATTTTCTTGTTGATCCTTTCTTAACTAAATTACTTTGCCATTCGTGTCTGCAATGTGGAACGTGAATAGTCGTGTCTGGTCGTGTATACCACCCTCCACGCATAAGCCAAACGGAACCGCCTACCTCATTGCTCATTGCATCTATTTTTGCTCTTGTGTATAATAGTTGTGCATCCATCAACTTCACGCAGAACTCTCGTGACACACCTCCCAATGCTAATGGTGGTGATTCAGGTGACAGCTCGTAGGAATACATTACTTCCAATTCAGGTTGATCTACATTTGCTCTACTGATTTCTGATTTTGTTGGATTGCTGATAATGATGTCACCTTCAATGCCACCCTTCGTGCTTATCTTTTCTTCTGCAAAGTTCATGTAACTTTCTTTCAGCTCATTCTCGTAGGCATCGAAGTTCATCCCTTCTGTGAATTTCAATGACTGCGATTTCAATATCTCGTAGTCTGCCTTTGGTGATCCACAAGCAAGAAACATCTCAATATTCGCCTGTGAATTAAAGTGTGCCTGAATGTTGGTTGTTTCTGTTGCTTCTGTTTCAATGCCTATCAACCCAAGTATCTGTGATGCTGACATAGAATCCAATATCTTTTGTGCTACCGCTTGTGGTAAAGAATTGAGTGCCTGTATCGTGTCAACAGTTTTCTGCGATGCGTTTGGAAGTGTGAATCCTAATGGCTGTACTGTTTTCAATCTCAAATCAACACCTATTTCAAAGTCACCAATGAACATGTTAACCATGTCTTCGATTAACTTCTGTCTTGGTATGATGTACATCTGATTGAACTCATTGTGTGCAATCTCAATCTCGGAACGCATACCCAATGCACCCTCTCTTGCTATGCCGAAAAGAATTGGATTCGCAAAGTGTGCTGAAAAGATTTTCGTTTCTGATTGTTTCGCTACCTCAATGTATTGCTTATCAATATCACTCATTGCAAGTGTCTGCACATCTGTTCCTGTTTCTTTGCTCATGGCAAAGTTCAACACTATGCGCTGACCTTTTTCGCCTGTCCACTTTTCAAGTATTCGATTCTCAATTTCTTCCTGCTTAATTTCATCTGGAATTCCATTATAAAAATTTATAATATGGGCGGGCACGAAACCATTTTTGATATTATGATAATGAAAATCAGAAAGTGCAATGTCAACATTTATCCAAATAACCGCACCACTGTAAGATGGTAAAGGATAGACTTGTTGGTTAGGATGGTAAACAGAAAAGTAATAAAGCTGTGACTTTTTGTTTGTCGCTTCTTTATCATACGCATCAAATACTTTGTAGTCTGGCTCTGCTTCTGGATTCTTATTCATCTTGCGATTACCAACCCCATCCAAAGTGTACCAACGTGATGTGTAATAATATTTCTTCTTGTCAGGACTGCTACGCACATTTGCAAAGTCAATGTAATTGATTGATGACAATGCACCACCCTTATTGTAGATCACCTCTGCTGCCATGCCATTGAACAGCTCTAAATCATTCGCCCACTTCTGTGATGCCTGATTCAAAGTTTCATTGCCGAAGTTCTTTGTCAAGAAATCATTTACCATTGATTGCTTCTGTACCGTTGCTGTGCGTGCATCGTAAGTCCATCCATTGCCAACAAGATACCTTACCTTCTGGTCAATGATAGTCTTGTGGTATGCACTCCTTGTGTATAGGTCAATCAAGTAATAGGGATAGTCATTGTACTGACCAAACAATACATAGTGCTTGTCTTTCTTTTCTACGAATGCAGGAAGGTCTTGATTGCCGAAGGTCAAGAATCTTTGTGATGCTGTTGGTATATTGTTTAATTCTGCCATACGAATTCTTCTGTATATGTGTTGTCAATGAATGAGCTTGTTGCTGTGGTTGTGCTTTTGAGTAACCCTGTTTCAACTAACGAAGTTGATAGTAACGGATTAAGATTTGATGAACTTGTTTGCTCGTAAATTTTGTATTGATATGTCCCTTCTACTAACTTCACCTGTCCTGACAATGGAATGGATGTGTTCGATTCAATTATAGTAAGTAGGTTGTACCTCGTTGTCTGTGTCGATGTATCTGGACATATAGCATAGACAAGTTCATTTGTTGCCAAGTTATTGAACACGACCAAGTAATAAGGTGATGCCAATGTTGTCTTTTCGGTAAGTGTGACTGGCACACTGTTAGATTGTAGTCTGATAATCTTCAACATATTAATATAAGTAAAGAATTGTCATTTGTACAAAAAAGAAAGTTTGGCTATTGCTAACCAAACTCTCAAACCTTACTCCACTATGAAAACAATTCTATGTTACTAAAAGTGCGTAGTTTGCTGAACTCATTGATGCTATTGGAGAAATTTCCATTCCTGTCCATGTTAATGAGTAACCGCTACGGTCACCATCTGCTGTGCCTGAATCAGACTCACCTGCACTCAAATCAAGTCCACGAAGATAACCTAACAACCAGATATTACCATTACGATCCTTAACTGCTATCTGAACTCGTGCTTGTGCGTAGTTCTGTAATTCGTTACGGAAAGATGCTTGTAGTTGGTTGTAGATGTACACCAAAGTTTCTGTATAGAACACTGTGCCATTCTGAACATTGACAGTTGCTGAATCTTTAAGATTCGCTGTTTGTTTCTCACAAGACAATGTGTACCATCCTGACAACGATGCTCCTGTTATTGCAACAACACCACTTGTAAGTGTGTATTGTGCAGCAAGTGTTGCATCACTTGGCATTGCGTGTATTTTGATTTCTTGAATTCCACCTACTGATGCTCTGCATCCGATAGGGAAACTACTTACTAATGTACATGCCATTTCTTATTTTGTATTTAAGAATTGGGAGCAGGTTACCCCACTCCCATTTCTTGGTTAATTATTAGATATTTTTGTACTGAACGATTTGGTCTGTGAAGTGATTCGCAACACCAAGTTTGAAGTCCATTACCATTCTAACTTCACGATTGTCTTTTGAATACCAAAGGTCGAAGTTCTGTATGTCATTTTCAAGATCAACACCTGCAATAAAGTTGCTTGTTGTTCCTGCGAAGATACGATGCTTTGCTGCTGTTGGAAGACCTGTTCCGTTGTCGGAATTTAGTCCCGGTACTGCAATAACTTTTACGTTACTTCCCGGATATGTCAATTCAAGACCTGCATTCTCTGCTGCTGTTGGAATGTAGCTGTATAAATTGTCAACCCAAAGTTTATTCAATAACAATCGGAAATCTTCTTGTGAACAGAATACAACTGGATTGTCACCTAAAATTGCGTTAGGAATCTTTTGGAAAATGATTTCCTCAAATATACCACGAACAGTTGACAATGAAATAGATGCTTGTTGTGTTGCTGCTACTGCTGTTGCTGCTGTGTCGATAGTCTTGATGAATCCGTTCATCAATTTCAAGTTAGGATCAGCAGTTGTTGCTGTGTTACCTAACCACAACATTGCTTCAACTTGTTTGTTGATGTATTTTTGAACTCGGTCAGTTACTGCTGTGAAGAACGCATTGTCAATAGAATCTTGTGAATCGTATGTACCTGAATACAACGCACCTGCTTTAAGATACTTCTGTGTGAAATATGCTTCAAGTTCAGAAGGACACCATGACATGTTTAATTTCAAAGCAACTGGTGTGATAGTTGTTTGTGTAACTGTTGTTGTTCCTGATGTGTTGAACGCACATGAACCTCCAACTTGGAAGTTAGCTGTCGTGTCAAGGATAGGAATCTTCATTGCTGATTTGATTCCTGCACGAATATCGATAAGTCCCATTGTTCTTGCTCCAAGAATGGATTTGGTCACGATGTCCGCTTTGTTTTCTTCGGTGTAAGCGGATAGACCGCTTAATGAAAATGTTGGCATAATTTATTTTTTTTTAGTTTGTTTTTTTATGAATTATTTTTGTGTGTTCATTCGTTTGCGATATTCCTCTAAACTTTCACGTTTA